GTGAAACAATTCGATCCTATAAATAAGAAATATGTTTCAGCAGATGATCCTAAGAGGTTCATGAAAGAACACATTATTAAAGGCGACGTTGGTGATGGTATTCCAAACTTCTTGTCTCAAGACAATAGTTTTGTTGATAACATCAGACAAAAACCTATTCTTAAAAGGAATCTTTCCGAGTGGATTTCATATTCCACTCCACAAGAATTTTGTAATGAAGAACTACTGCGTAACTATAAACGAAATGAATGTCTAATTGATCTTCGATTTACACCAACACATATTCGCGAAGCTATCATGACTCAGTTTGAACAACAAACTGGCAAGAATAGATCTAAAATCATGAACTACATGATTAAGAATCGCTTAAAAGTGTTGATGGAATCCATTAATGATTTTTAGGATTAAAAATGTATAAATCACTTTATGAAGAATTGTCTATAATTTCAGAACTTAAAACATCAAAAGAAAAAATAGAAGCGATCTTAATGCATCGCCGCCGAGATGCTTTTAAATCTTTATTTGGTTTAGCATATGATCAAAGTATTAAATGGTTGTTACCAGAAGGTGAACCCCCGTTTAAACCTACAGAAGCTATAGACGTAGAAAGCCGTTTGTTAAATGAAATTCGTAGAATGTATCTGTTTGTAGAAGGCGGTAATCCAAATTTAACTAAGTCACGACGTGAATTTTTATTCATTCAGTTGCTTGAATCAATTCATCCGCTAGATGCAAAATTGATCATTTCTATTAAAGATAGAAAATTACCATTTAAAGGTTTAACTAAAAAGATCGCACAACAGGCATTTCCAGATCTTAACATCGAGGCAATTAAAGAAGAGGCATGAGCAAGTCGTTTAGAGAAAAAAGATCTCAAGATAAAGATCTTTATGAATCAATTCCAAATACAAGACGATCACATAAAGGTTTTAAGAAGAAAGAAAAAGTAGTCTATACAGCTCTTAAAACGCGTGATATTGAAACGCTCATTAAATACACTGAGGATGAAGATTAATGCCTACGTATACATTTCGTAATAGTGAAATGGATGAAGTGTTTGACCAGTTCTTCTCTTCATACGCAAAAAAAGATGAGTTTCTCGTGGAAAACCCGCAACTACAACAAGTACTCCATCCTGTTGGAATCGGAGACCCAATTAGGCTGGGGTTGAGGAAACCCGACGATGCTTTTAGAGACAAACTCAAAGATATTAAACGAGCACATCGACGTAGCACAATTAATACATTTTAGGAGAGACAAGAAAAAGAAAAGACAGCAGACCTTTAAAGATCAAGATGCTCCGATTCAAAAACACCATCTTAATCTGAAAGCTATAAAGCCGATAACACAAAATCAAAAGCTAGCTTTTCAACAATGGAAAGCAGGTCAAAATCTTTTACTTCATGGACTTGCTGGAACAGGTAAGTCTTTTATTTCTCTTTATCTAGCACTGAAAGAAATTTATAACACGCAGTCATATTATAAGAAAATCCTTATAGTCAGAAGTGTAGTTCCTACACGAGATATGGGATTCCTACCAGGATCTATCAAAGAAAAAACTAAAGTCTTCGAATTACCTTATCAAGGTATCTGCACAGATTTGTTTGGTCGAGGAGATGCCTATGAGCTTCTCAAGACTAAACATATCATAGACTTTACCACAACTTCTTTTATCAGAGGAAATACATTTCACGATACTATAGTTATTGTGGATGAGGTAAATAATCTAACTTTCCATGAACTTGATTCAGTTATTACTCGTTTAGGTGATAACTGCAGAATGATGTTATGTGGAGATTATCGTCAATCAGATTTGGTCTATCACAACGATAGAAATGGACTAATAACGTTTATAGACGTATTAGATAAAATGAATGGATTCTCACACGTTGAATTTGAAGTAGACGATATAGTGAGATCTGGATTAGTGAAGGAATATATAATTGCTAAAAATACCCTTGGTCTCACGTAGTAAAACTTTTACACTAAATGAAGTCGAGTTTCATGAACTTGAAGCTTTTACTGAGAATAATAAACGATACTATATGACTCCTACTGGAGAAAAGTATCCATCTGTCACTACTGTATTAGGAAGTAGAGATAAGTCGTGGTTATATGAGTGGCGTAAAAAAGTAGGGGAAGAAGAAGCTAATCGTATTTCTCAGAGAGCTTCAAATCGTGGGACTCGACTTCATAAAATATGTGAAGACTATATTCGCAATAAAGAAGACTTCTGCGGTAATCAGCCACCGCTTGCAGTCGATATGTTTAGATCTATACAAAGATATGTAGACTATATCGATGAAGTCTATGGCAATGAAATTGCTATCTATTCACATGAACTCAAAACCGCAGGTCGAATAGATGTATTTTGCAAGATGGGTGGTAAAAACGTTATCTTAGACTTTAAGACTTCAAGTCGTCTTAAAACAGAAGATGAAATTGAAAATTATTTTCTACAGACGACCACTTATGCAATGGCGATCAAAGAACTAAAAGGAATAGAAGTACCTAAGATCGTCATTCTAATAGCAGTAGAAGATAATGAGCCTCAATTCTTTATTAAGAATACAAGTGATTACGTAGAAAAAGTTAAGCAGGTGTTTAAAGAATATCATAGGTAATCGATGCAAATAAGAGTCTCTTGTTCTTATGATGAAAAGTTGAAACGACAACTAAAAGATATGGCTCTATTTGTGTTACCTAAACTCGTCAAAGGACGACCGATTCTTCTTAACAATTTGAAACTATATGTGAAGATGGATGATAAGCTTACTATAAAGGAAGAAGCTTGGGGATTGTGTTATTGGAAAGGAAATCCATATAGACCTAGAGCATTCTCTATATACATAAGAAGTTCTTTGTCTAACATAGGAATCATTCAAACATATATTCATGAACTCGTCCATGTCAAGCAATATCTTCTTGGTGAATTGACAGATCTCACATCTGGAAAAACTAAATGGAAGAAGAGGATATATGAAGATCTCGATGAACAATGGCATGACTTATCGTCTCCCTGGGAGAAAGAGGCATACAAGATAAGCAAGTCTATGTATTTGAAGTACTATTGCCCTCCAATTATTTGATCCTGGCCTATGTACATTATTTCGTAAATACGGTATTATATGCTTGTAAATGTGAAAACAACCTAACATATGGAATATATCATGAATAAAGAAAAGTTTGCCAATCCTCCCCGTAAAGAAGCCACTCGAATTGGCTTTGAAACTGCAGAACGCATCTATTTGGCCAATGCTAGCCTCAAGACCAAAGAAGTGGTCAAGCTAATTGCCGATGAATGCGGAGTCAACGAGACTCGTGCATACTACTACTTGTACTGGCCGCGTCGTAAACTGCGTAACCAGATCAAGCTATAAATAAGATTGTGTTGGCTGGCGTAGCTCAGCAGGCAGAGCAGGGGTTTTGTAAACCTCAGGTCGGGAGTTCGATTCTCTCCGCCAGCACCATTTAATCCTGCAAGCGTTCATCATGTTTAAGCGATTCTTTTAACAGGACTTAAGTCCTCTCCCTTAAATAAGGAGGAACATATGTTCAATCATTTTTTATTGTGCGCCGTATTAGCATGCGCACCTATAACAACTTCTTATAACACTAATCCTACTGTACCTCTGACAATTACACAAAAAGTAGGATATAAACCATATAACAAGATCTTGAATGAAAGAGAAGTAAAGTGTCTTACGGACAACATTTACTTTGAAGCAAGAAGTGAAAAAGACATAGGTAAAAAGGCTGTTGCTCTTGTTACGCTTAATCGATTAAAAGACGACGAGTATCCTAACACTATATGTAAGATTGTTCATCAAAGAAATCGATATAAATGTCAGTTTTCTTGGACATGTCAAAAAACACCGAAAGTGCGTGATTTATATACCTATAGTAAATGTCGTAAGATCGCCAAACAAGTCATATTAAATCATGAAGTGATGCATGATGTTACAAAAGGAGCAACTAATTTTCATCGAAGGGACATTCGTCCTGAATGGGCGAATCCACGTAAAAGGACTGTAGCTATAGGAAAACATGTGTTTTATAAATTATGAAAAAAGTAAACATCAAATCAGTAAAGCCAGTACAAGAATTCGTTAAAGAGATTGAGGTATATGTCAAAGAGTCTAAGCTAGACTACTTAGATGCTGTCCTTCACTACTGTGAATTGAACTCACTCGAAATCGAAACAGTAGCAGCTATGATTCGTAGCTCAAGTAGGATCAAAGCAAAGATTCAGCAAGAAGCTGAGGATGCTAACTATCTTCCTAAGACAGGTAAACTTCCAGTATGACAGATGCTTTTGAAGCATACCAGAAATACTTAGCACTTAAACAACATTTCACGAGAGACGGGTACGATTATTTTAAGTATGGTGGCAAAGTGAGTGCCCGTCTCTCATCTTTTGAATCGAGAAAAGATAGGTTCTTTTTCTATAAGTTAGCCAAACGAAAGGATCTTGAGAACTTCCTTCTAGCCAACTTTATTGATAAGGATGTATCTTGGGTCAGAGATCTTTTAGGTAATGAGGCAGAGCAGACATATACTGGTTGGCTTAAGCGTCAACAGTCTTTAGGGTATATGTTCCAGAATGAACTGGATAAGCTAGGTGATGATCTAAATGACAATCTAATGGTAACTGATGGGCAACATCCCAAATTGTTCAGGCAGTTCTTAAGAAACGAGATCTCTATAGAGACGCTTGTTATCTTAAACGATATCTTAAAGTTCTTCAAACATTGGAACGATAAGATCGAAGAGAAGATTATATGGAATGATGTATATCGTAAATGTACAAAATACCGACCTTTCCTTCGATTTGATCGTGAAGTATGTAAGAAAGCTTTACGAGAAAGGTTTACATAATTAATGGGATATGGTATAAATATACTGTACACTATGATGATGTGGACAAGAAATATACAAACATACACTGTAATACTAGGAGATATACATGGCATTTTCATTCGCAGACTATAATAAGACTCGTAAGAATCAGTTTGAGAAACTTGCTTCTCAGCTCACCAAACAGAGTTCTAATTCAAAGGAAGATGATCGTTTCTGGAAGCCAGACGTAGACAAAGCTGGTAACGGATATGCAGTCATTCGCTTCCTTCCTCCCCATCAAACTGAAGACTATGCTTGGGTTCAATACTTTGACCATGGGTTCCAAGGTCCAGGTGGTTGGTACATCGAAAAGTCTTTGACCACTCTTAATCAGAAAGATCCTGTATCTGAGTACAACTCTCAGCTTTGGAACTCTGGTCTTGAAGAGAACAAAGATGTTGCGCGTAAGCAAAAGCGTCGTCTAC